GTAATCAATAGTGGAAGAAGTTTCACCTGTAGTAACCAAAGGATCTAAAACGGTCAAAGAAACGGCACCATGAGCAGAAACAACCTCTAAAAACGGTTCAGGGCTAACATAAGGAACCTCAAACTCAAAACTACTGGCATCTTTCAAATCAAAAACTTTCGAATAACTGAAAGGCTGTGGCAAACCACCAGCAGCTTCAAGAACTCGAATGGATGTAGAAAGAATACCAGCAGGCCCAACTTGCTTAAGTGTAGGGACATAAGCAGCTATAACCCTACCGCTATGAAACTTAGTTTTGGAAAAAGTAAACTTAAAAGTTAAAGTGCCACGCCAATAGCGGAAAAATGTAGCTGCATAACACAAAGGTGTACAAGCTATACTATTGGTGGTAGCAGTTGAACCGGCTGGCAAGGCTATGTTACCGGAAGGTCTCAATGAATTGGTCCTAAACCAAAAACTTGTAGGGCAAACATTAGCACCATACAAAACAGCATTAACTGAATCAGTTGTGGCCATATTGCCAACAAAAGCTTGACCATATTTAGATATGACATACTGTATAGCCATCTCATCAACTTCGGTGCCACCAGCAAGAGAATCAACTGCCAATCTGTTGTTTTGAAATGGTGCCAAAACATAAGAAGCAGAATCCATGTCAACATTGCCCTCACCAATATGGGCATTCCGGAAAACACGGGTAGGAGCTTCCTTAACAGTCGGCTTTGAAAAACCAAAATAAGAAGCAACGTTGGCTCCAACATCTAATAATCCTGCCGTCATAGGACCAACAGTGTTTAAAAGAGGAACATAAGGCGCAACCGTTCTAATAACACTGGCAGCTTTACGTGCAACATCACTGCCTTTAACACCCTTCTCTTCAGCTAAAACAGCATTGTTCTTAACAGACTTCTTCTTAGATGAAAGCCTGTCATAGACGCCCTTGGCGGTGGAAATGGCACTATAAGCGGTTTCAATACCAGATTGTAAAACCACAGCGTTAGCTGCTAAAGGCATAGAACCAATAAGTTCTACATCATGCAAAGAAACAAGTAGCTTGTAAGTGGGGGCGTTAGCACCCGCTAAAACCCTGTATGGCATAAGGGCAGTCAAAGCATAAACACCTACTGAGCCGCCCGTAGAAAGATCTGCACCTGTATCTGTCCACAAAGGCATAAAATCTTGAGGATAAAGAAAAGGCACATCTAAAACGGACATGGTAGTCTCAGCAATGTCATGTTTGACATGCGGCAAATTGGTGACATAAGCAGGGTTGTTATAGCGCAGATACGTGTTAGAAATACCAATGAAAGCACCGTACTGAACGTTCTGACAAAGCAAACTGGCCTGAAAAGGCGTAGAAGCGACCATCAAAGTAAACCGTGTAGTAAACCTAATGCCATGAACACCAGCCAAGCGTGACAACAAATTGGGAAACCAAGTATTAGTCAAATTATTGCGACTGATGTCCCATGTAACAAAAGTACTCCTAGTAGTAGGCAAGCTGCCTGAAGAAATCAAACGGGGGCGAGCAAGATATTCCAAAAGATCCTGATAACCAGGGGTGGGAACTATAAAACTAGTCTTAGCCTTAGTTCCAACCTCAACGGTCTCACAAGCCTCATTGGATATATCAGTAACCCAAAGGCGCTCAGAAACAGGGTTTAAGGACAACCCCTCAACCTCATTACACTCAGTTAGAGTGTCTCTCAAATCTTCATTATGTTGGGTAGCGAGACATATACAAAGGGCCACCGCCTCAAGTGGCACCTAGGTAACACAATTCTCTGACTCCGTCTGAGTAGTAAGCTAAAAAGCAGGGGCTAAGCGGCTGTCCTGGCAATGGGTTAGGCCATGTGTTAATTTATTTAACCGTAACCATCCGTATATAAGCCTAAAACCAAGCATCAAGACGCGCTTTCATCATCTGTTGGTAAGCCTCACGACCATCAAAATCGGTAGTGAGTCCACCGTCAGCCAAAATCTCGCGCACAGTGGGAAAATACTTATCCCACATCTCAACGCTATGGAGAGACAGCTCGCCAAGCATGTTCTCCAGGTTGTGTTTAATTTCCCCTTGCAAATCCTTGTGGTTCTTGTAATAATAAGAAACAAAAAGGAAACTGGCTGGATCAAGGGGAGCGACCCAACCACCAGCACCAAGGTCATCGCGAACAAACCGACGCTTGAGAAAGGTACATTCATCAAGCGTGGTGTAGGGTTTCAACTCAGCGCCCTTACTGCCAGCAGTATATGTGAGCCCAAACTGCTCATCCATATGCTGCGCAACAGTAACCTGGTTGAAAACCTCTGACGTGGCATCATCAACATTCACAATGTTGTCGTCTCCGAAAGTGGCGATGTAAACATGGTCCC